AATGGAGTCCTTGGGACTTGAGGTCTATGACTCCCAGGGCAACATGCGATCTATGAATGATATCCTTGGAGACCTGAATTCCGCTATGGATGGCATGACCTCTGAGGAAAAGGCAAACATCATCAGTAAGATCTTCAATAAGACAGACCTTTCTGCGGTGAATGCGTTGCTTTCAAATACCGGTGATACCTGGGACGACCTGCAGCAGTCGATTATCGAAAGCGGCGGTGCAGCCCAGCAGATGGCAGATACACAGCTCGACAATCTTCAGGGACAGCTTACGATTCTTAAGTCAGCGATGGAGGGTCTTGCCATTTCTATCGGTGAACTTCTTATGCCTTATATCAAGGCAATCGTTGGCCATATCCAGGGCTTTGTTGACTGGCTTAATTCCCTCGATGAGGGTTCAAAAAAGATAATTGTAACGATAGGACTTGTGGCGGCAGCCGTAGGTCCCGTTTTGATCGTTATAGGAAAAGTGGTATCGGCAGTTGGTACGATCATGACGATTGTTCCTAAGCTGGTATCAGCATTTGGCGCTGTGAAGGCTGCGTTTGCTTCCCTTAGCGCCGTGATGGCCGCAAACCCAATCATCCTGATTGTAGCTGCGGTGGCAGCTGCAATAGCTGCCATTGTATTGCTGTATCAGAAATGCGAGTGGTTCCGTGACGCGGTCAATGCCGTATGGAGTGCAATCAAGGTATTCTTCGAGGCAGTTTGGAATGGTATTGTAACGTTCTTTACGGATACGATCCCGGCAGCATGGAACGCGGTGGTGTCATTCTTTCAGGGTATCCCCGCCTGGTGGTCTGGTATCTGGCAGAGTGTAGGCGATTTCTTCTCAAACATCTGGGATGGCATCGTTTCATTCTTCACAGACACGATCCCGGCAGCATGGAACAGCGTGGTGTCTTTCTTTACGAATATCCCCGCTTGGTGGTCAGGTATTTGGCAGAGCGTTAGCGACTTCTTCTCAAATATCTGGTCTGGCATGATGAACAATCCGATCTTGTCAGCGATCACAAGCACAATCCAGGGGTTATGGGAGAACCTTGTTAATACCTTGCAGGGCATCTGGACAGGACTTACCACGATTGCATCCGGGGCATGGGAGCTTCTGGAAAACGTAGTGCTTGCACCGGTGCTTTTGCTGATTGATCTTGTGACCGGAAACTTCACGGCCCTTAAAGAAGATGCGATTGCTATCTGGACAAACATTCAGGAGGCAGCCTCAACTATTTGGACGGGTATCCAGGAATACTTCGTGGCAATTGTTGAGGGCATTGTCACTCATGTGACCACACTTTTTTCTGGCATGGCAGAAGTGCTTTCCACTTTATGGAATACTGTGAAGGAAACGGCATCTACCATCTGGGAGGGCATTACAACCGCCATCAGCAATTTTGTCTCTGGACTCGTAACAGCCGTGACGAACTTCTTCACGAACCTGGCTGCTAGCATCGCTAATATCTGGAACAACGTAAAGACCACAGCGACAACATTGTGGTCCAATATCCAGCAGGCCATTTCCAATGCAGTCCAGCAGACAGTTCAGTCGGTGGTATCATTCATCACTAATCTTGGGTCAAACCTGTTAAGCCTCTGGACAAACATCAAGGCAACGGCATCGCAGGCTTGGACAAACCTTAAGGATACAGTGCTGAACCTTGCATCCAACCTGAAGGAATCTGCAATCCAGGCATTCAGAAATCTGGTGTCCGGCATTGCATCAGCGCTGACAAGTCTTCCGCAGACAATCCGTAACGGATTCTCTGGGGCAATCAGCTACATTACTTCATTGCCTTCTTCGGCACTTGGATGGGGCCGAGACCTGGTAAATGGTATCGCAAACGGTATCCGAAATGCCATATCTGCTGTAAAGAATGCTTGTACGAGTGTAGCCAATACGATCCGTTCATTCCTCCATTTCTCTGTACCTGATGTTGGTCCTTTGACTGACTACGAAAGCTGGATGCCTGACTTCATGGAAGGACTGGCTAACGGTATCGAAAAGAGTAGAGGAATGATTGAAAAGGCAGTAGGCCATGTGTCTTCTGACCTAGTTCTCAGTCCTGATCTTGGCGATCTTACCTATGGCGTGAACGGCATGGGCGGAAGCGGTGATGGTGCAGTGACTGTAAATGTTCCGCTATTCCTGGATGGCAAGCAGATCACTTCTGCAACAAGTACAATCCAGTCCCAGAGAAACAGCAGCTATAGACGTGCATTGGGGGTGGTGTAAATGAAGGAGTTTATTGTTAGAAATGCGTCCGAGCATATCCTTTCAAGAGTACGTAAGGTACTGAGCTCTGACTATACTGACAAGCTCGAAGGAGAGCGCACCTTAAGTTTCACCACTCTGATGGATGATGGGTTAGAAACGATGCACGAGGAGGAGAAATACACCGTAGAGTTCGATGATGATATCTACGATGTCGTTTCCTTCCGTAAGACCTTAAGCGGAAACCTCTGCTTCATAGAGATTTCCTGCGAGCATATTGCATACAGGCTAAATGAAACAAAGAAAGATTATTTTTCCCAGACCGGAACAGCAAGAGAGATCATGGTTTCTCTGCTTGAAGGGTCTGGGTTTGTTGTTGGTTCTGAATGTCCTGAGAAAACCATGACATATTCCAGCCAGCAGTCTGCAACTCTTAGAGCAATCTTGCTTGACTTCGCGGGCATCAATGGCTGGGATGTTGTTTTTCACAGGTATGAGGTGTCGGTGGTTCCCCATCGTGGCTCCTCGCTTGATACGAAGATCCTGCAAAACAATGTCCTGGAAATCAACAAGACAATCAATGTATCTGAAGAGACGGTTTCCTATTCACTAAAAATGAGGCCGAAGTGCAGCGTTGAAGTTGGTGACGAGGTCCATCTGGTTTTTGAAAGACTGGGAATCAATGACAAGGTTCGCGTTCTTGGTATCAAGAAGCAGCCTTTTATTTCTGAGGATATTACCTTGGAGGTTGGTGCTTATGCTCCGACGCTAGAGTCGGAATCGGCGCAGGTCCGTACCGACATGATCACCGAAAACAAGTCCTATTATGGTATGAAGATATCTGCTGAGAAGGGCTTGGAGATACACCGTGATGATGGCCTTGGTAAGGTTGAACTTAATGCAGACAAGATGGCATTTTCCCAGGGCAGCGAAGAAGTGCTGTACTTTGATGCTGCTGCAAAGAAGTGGAAGATGTCCTCTGAGTTTGAAATCCATGTATCGGATGGCGCCGGTGGAGAAACGACCATGAATGCGCTGGCGGACGGATTAACCACTCGCATTCAGGATGCAAACAACCACTATGTTGAGATCTCGCAGACCATTGATGGATTTACAGTCAAGACGCAAGAGGGCGAAACGCTTATTGATGGCGGAATGATCATCACGGATAACCTCCAGCTGCACAGACTGATCTCCAAGGCCAGTCCGAACAGCTATGTTGAAATGCTGACCAACGGTCTGAACTTTGTGCTTGGCAATGCAAATACTATCGGTATCGGTTATGCCTCTGCGGAGATCCCTTTGCCTTATATCATCTTCGGTGAAGGTGCATCCCCTAAGTCTGATGAATCAGGAATGATCAAGTTCTATGATGGTGGGCTTTGGCTTGGTGATAGCGCCGACAGGCATTCCAAGACAATCCAGTCTGGTACGGGACTATTCATTGATGTTCCCAATGACCAGATATTCATTTATAAGAATGGCGAGTGTAATCACATCGCTAACTTTGAGGAACTGAAAGCATATGTGGATAAGCGCATTGATGAGTATGTTCCTGTAGCAGTTTTTGCCTGACTTTTAGGAAGGAGGTAGTCGAATGGCAATCAGAAAGTGGTCATGGACTACCACAAACCCTTATACCTACAATCCGGGTATCAACTCCACTTATGCGCATCTTGGAGCGACAGCTGCAGAAACGAAGAAGGCCTATGCTGCACTTGCAAATCATGGCAAGACCATAGATTTTTCCTATAAGGTCTGGAATGACTTGTGCGCAAAGATATATGACCTGAACCGCTATTGGCAGACCAATAACTATTTCGGACACACCTGGCCCGCAGTCTGGATGAAGTCACCTCGTATCGAGGATTATCCGGATGAGTGGACTTACGAATATGAGAATGGCGTCGCCGGCGGTACGAAAGGCAGAATTACACCATTCATGATGAACATGGCTGCTGGTGGGCTTATTCCATCAGCAGTTCCACCTTGGGCAAAGACCCTGGGACGGAATGACATCAGGAAGGGCGATATCTGCTACGGTTCCTATTTTCTTTGGATTGCTGATACGATCAATCACTGGTGCGACCTGGTACCAGCGTGGTGGTCATTCAGAGATAGTTTCAAATGGAACCCAACAAGGGCGCATCCGGTTATGGTTCCTTCGTTGCCAATTCCTCCAGAGCTGATGGAAAGCATCCTTGAGATCGACTTCCCTGCAGTCCTTGATGATAGCGTTCCTGGAACGATACTTTTAGCAATGGTTCATAACCTTGGTGCCGATGAGATTGTGATGCTTCCGGCGCTCCATGTTATCAGCCCTTTGAACTTCTATACGCTGAACATTTCCTGCAAGGTCTGGGACAAGATCATCATGTATCTCATTCCAGAGATACAGGCATGGCAGCTTAATGTAAAGGCAAAGCCGATAAAGCTCCCATACAAAAAGAGTGGAGTAAGAGATAGCTTCTATCATTCATCTACGGCAAATGCGCAATATGGAGCAGCGCTTGGTGGCTTTGGTATTCGCTTTTCAGGACAGCATAGCTCAAGAGTAAAACCTGGATTTGGCGTGTCCTATGACTTCCCGTTTGAGGACAGTTTCTTTTATGACGGTACGGGAAAGATCAGAACCAGACGTCCGGTTCCGATGTCAGCTCTTACAAGGCATGAGTGGCACGGACGTGTATTTGTTGAACACGAAGGCATTCTCACGATGGACGTTGAGGATGGCTTTTTGCGTTTTACGGAACAGCTTAATCAGGCTGCCGATACCGTAGCAGCTGGTGTTCATACCGGAGGCATTCCTGTAAAGGAATACGCTTCTGAAATCAAGGTATTTGACAGTAAAGACCTTACTGTTCCCCATGAGGATATCGTTCTTCATGGCAACGAGCCGGAAGGCATTGTTGGAATTATTCAGTCGCTTGATGGCAGAGGCCGATTCAAGACAGACAAGGATATCGCAATCGCAGGTGCTTCTCCTGATCCTCTGTCCCACAGTGGAAATCTTCAGAGCAGCAGCGGAACGATCGAGATGACCTTTGCTAATGAGCAGATCATGGAGGTTCGTCAGGGTGGGTTCCGCGTAAGTGATGGTGAGATCGAGATATCCTTTAGGGATATTTCGGATATGAATCATGATGGCCTTGTAGATACAGCGGAAGACATTGTTCTTTCCGATGCACCGCCACTAGAGATTGAAACCAAAGAGTCGGTTGTGAGAACCGATTACAGCGGCGAATTAAGCTACGACGGCGTCATCGAACAGGCAGCAGATGCAGTTATATCTACCATCGTGTCTGGTGAGCTTGATACGAGTCTTAATGCTTACCCGGAAATCGATGTGATCGCTGCGACAATTCTTCATGCTGCTGATGTTGGCACAACGAGGATGGCAAAGCTTGGCGCTGAAGCAGAGGTTTCCACCATTGAAAAAGCCATCGTAGACCGTGTTGCAAGAAAGCTAATCGAAAGCAGCATCGAGGTATCGACAAGAACACAGGCAGCAATGATCGCCCGCCTTATTCATTTCCTGGAGAGTACCATTGTTGCCTCGACAGACTCTTCAGCGGAGGCGATTGGAAGATTGCCTAAGCATTTCAGTCCGACCAGTGCAAAAGTCCAGACAAACATATCTGCATTTATGGATGCAAGCTATGTCCGTGGCGATAGCCTGATCGCGGATGTTGCAATTCGATATGGCATTGAAGCGGCAGCAGATGTGCTTAGAAACAGAGCCGCCGCAGAGGCAGCAAACCAAATCTATATCCTGCAGGAATCGCTCATGGATATGTCCCCTACAAAGGAGATGCTTGGCGAGGCCATTGCAGAAGCAGACTCAGATGCCCATATTGTCATGGCGCATTCGGTTCTGACACTAGCTTCCACAATAGAAGACGAGCTTGCAGCTGATGAAGACAGCATCCTTGCTTTTGATGTGGAAAGAACCCTTGTATTTCAATGATTTTAAGGAGGATTACAATCATGGGATTTAGCTATGGAGCAAAAAACACCATTTTAAATGGTATGACCGGAAGGTCGCAGTATGCCACTCTGGCATCTACATGCATGATCGGTGTTGGCAATATGGAAGGTGACGTATTCGTTGAACCGGATGCCACTACAGGCTAT